ATTGCAAATACCTCACATGCAAGTTGTGCTTACCAGTCTGCATGTCGTCAGTCGGGTCTGTCTGGTAAGCATGTTAATCCCGATAACGACTATATACGCCTCAAAAACCAAAAAGAAAAGGGGGGACCGAAGTCCCCCCTAACCACCCTAGGATCAGGATGAACCCGGCGAACCAAACATGCCGAGCGGGTCCGACCAGCCGAACGAGTAACGCTCGCGGCTCTTGTACCGGACGTTGCCGGTGTCGAAATCGCCGTCCATGCTGTTTTGCAGCGGGGTACGAACGAAGTGCTTCATGCCGTTCGGAACGTCGGTCGTCAAGAACCAAGCGTTCGTGTCGGTCAGGAAGTGGTTGACGGTGTAGCCGCCCGGAATCGAACCCATCGCCTTGAGGGCGTTGATGTCGTTGTCAGCGGTCGCAACACGGAGTTCCGTGTCGAGGAGACGCTTCGCAGTGAACATCAACGACGGGGGGACGATAAGTTTGTTCGGCTTGGCAGCGATCAGCAAACCACGTTCGTCAGTCCAGCCAGCGATCTGAATGACCGCCGCCTCAAGCGAGGTTTCGTTGAGGTCAGATGCCGTCAGACGGTTGCTGTTCGTACCGCCCGTGACGAGCGGGTGCGAGGCCGAGAACAACGGCTGTCCGTCACCGCCCACGTAGGACGAGGAGAAGCCATTGTTAAGGACCGCAGCAGCCTTGACTTGCTTCGTGTACGCCATAGCGCGAGCAAGAGCCTTCGTATAGCGCTTGCTGAGCGAGTCGTACAGGTTGTCTTCAACCGCTTCTTCCGTGATGGAGAAGCCGAGAGCGATAGTCTCGTGGTTGTAACGAGCGGTCCATGCTTCCTGTGCGTTGTCGTACTGGATCGCTTGTCCTTCGTTCTTGACCGGAGCCGCCGAGAAGCCGGACAACTTGGTCTCTTCTTCAAACGAGCGCTCGGAAGTCTCAGTTTCGTAGATTTCCTTGTGCTCTTCGCCGTAGGTCTTGTACTCAAGGCCGAACAGGGCGTTCAAACCCGGCAGGAGTTCCTTGAGCAGTTGTGCGCGTGAAATAGCCATGTCTTAGAACTCCCCTATTAGGTTCCGAGCGGGTTGTTGTAAGCGTGACCACCCACGATCAACGAAGTGTCCGTGATGTACGGAGCATTGAACTTAACAATCACTTCGGGATAGTAGGTCGTACCGCTAGAAACAAACGCCGTGTCGGGAACCACATCAACGATGCGGATCGGCAACGAACGAGTCGTGGCGAGCGACGAGATCAAAAGACCCTGTTGCGAATCGCCAGTCGTCGTGTTGAGCGTGTTGGCAACCAACGCAACGTTGTTACCAATGCTTGTGTACTGGGCACCACTCGTGGTCGAAACCACCAGCGAAGCCGAGACCATCACAGCCTTGAACAGGGTGTCCGGATCGTCAGCAACATACGCCGTAATGTACGTATTTGCTGCGACCGAAGTGCCCGAAGTCCACTGCTGCGAGTAGGTCGGCTGACCCGTCACAGAGGAAACGAACGAGCAGCCCAAGAACACACCGGCAAAACCGGAGGTCGGGGCAGTCGTCGTTGAGGTCGTTACTTTAACGGTGCCGTCCGTGTCGAACTCAAGCGGATCACCGAAACCAATGCTTGACGCACTGGAAGCGATGCGGCGCTGGCGAGTCGAACCGGCAAACACCTGCCCACCGATCAAATTGATCGGCTTCAACCCATACGGGGTAGAAACGGTAGGATAAGCCATTTGTTACTCCAAAAAGTTATTTGCCTTTACCAAACGAGACCGATGTCTTCTTCTCATTGAAGAGCGGCATACGTTCGTCGTTCAGCCTCATATAATTGTTGTCTACCGACTGAATCTGAGATTTGGCTTGCATAGCGTAATAATCATCACGCTGCTTCATCAATTCTTCAGGAGCCTTGCAGAGCAACAGTCCACCAATCTCGATGTTGCCTTTAAATCGGCTATTCGGATCGGTCATATGCATCAACTCCGGATGGTCTTCAGCCTTACACGGCTCCCAACCTTCACGGAATTTTGCGGAAGTATTCTGAGGGTCAGCGACACCCATCGTACTTGTCCGGATATAGCGGAATACCCATCCCGGCTGCGGCGTTGGGGCCGGAAGCGTTTGGGGAGGCGTCCACTGTTGTTTGCGCTGCGCGGATTCTCGACTTTCGAGTTCACGTGCGA